AGCTTGTTGCGGATCGGGCTGAGAAGCCTGCTGCAAGAGTTGCTTCAGCTCTTCTCTGTTTGCCAGATTCATGTTCTCGATGATCGCTTCGACCAGGAGCGGATACATAGGCGTATCGGTTCCCATAGTCTGCAGCAACTGAACGAGCTGAGTGACTTCGTATTCCCTAGCAATAATGCCTAGGCTAGAAGTGACCTCGAAGGTGTAGTCAGCAACAGGATAGGTCTCGGGATCAAGCTGCATATACCTCACAGCAGACATCTTCACCATTGGGATTAGGAACGAGTCTTGGAAGTTCACAAGCGTTCTCTTATGACGCTTTATGATTGCCCCCAGGCCCATTGAGATACCTGCAGCAGTTGCTTCTCCGTTGATAGACCCTGGTATACCCGCTGAATCAATCGCTCCTGTGGCCGTTTGTAGCATCTTCTGGAGAGAGTCAGCTTGAGCAAAGGATATATCGCTTACGGCGCCGAAGTTAAAAGGTTGCAGGACTTCAGAAGGATTACCATTAGTAAGGATTGTGCGACCAGGACGTATCTGAATGCCCCCATCTGCACCTCTGAGCGACCTGGGCATCCTGGTTGCATCCATAGCCATCATCGGAGCATTAGTCAGTGCCAGAGCATCGATTCTGGCCCTTATCTCAGTGTCGAGAGCCTTCTGAGAGTGATAACCCTTCTCACAGACACCTCTGCCCCAGAATCGTCCAGGTATAACGTCCCAGGGAAATGCAATGACGGGCCTATCCTTCAAATAGAAGGGGTTTTCGTCTGCTTTCAGAATCGTTGTTCCGTTCGCAATAACGATCATTGACTCAACATAAAACGGGCCATCGTCACCCATCTCACCCAGGACTTCTGGGGTGTCTGCCAGTATCTCTGCAACTGCTTCATCGATCTCATCAAGCACTCGATCTTGATTCTTGAAGGTTTCCAACAGATGTCTCGGGCAGAGACCATAGTATTTTGTAAGACGAACCTTGTCCCTGGGCTGTTCCGTGAGTGTATGGTCAGCGTCAAGGATCGAATCACCGTTTCCGTTCGCAGTGACAGGAGTGTCCAGATAAACACCCTGCTCCTGGAGCATTTTTATCTGGTGAGGTGAGACATATTCGTCAATTGCAACACCCAGGGCATCATCGACACTGGTTGCTGCTGGATCGATACGGAAGTTCTGTGGCTGAACTGGGTTTAGGCGAACCATAACCCTCTGGCTTTCTTCCGTCCCTTGTTCTGCTCCGATTTGAGTCACTCTGACTGTCGGAATCAGCTCTGTGACGTTCTCAACAACTAATTCAGCAATCCCTGTGCCATAAACTGCGCTGTTGATGAGAACTTCGCCCACATTCTTGCGAGTTTGGCTTTTCTTGAAATCTTCGTTTAGCTTGTCCCTCAGATATTTGATTTTTGCCTTTTCTTGAGCAGCTTGAGCCTGAGCCATCTGCATCATCATGGCTTCTTGCTCATTTTGAGGAGCTACTTCAGGGACTTTTATGTCATCGCGGATGTCGAAGAAGTTTCCACGACCAAATGTCGCTTCTTCGATCTCAGCAACGCTAGATTCAACTGCTTGCTGGAGTGCTGGGGAGATTATTCTGCTGCGTTCTGAGTTGTTTTCCTTATCCTCTTGCGCCCATTCTCCACGCCAGAGCCGATAATATTCCTTGTGCCGATTCTCATAGTTTGATCGATAGTGATCTTCCCACTCATCAACTTTGCTGATTACCCATCCTTCCAGGGTATCAGCATGATAATCGCCATAATCTTCCATCAGTAACCTACCGCAGAATCTGTGAACACAGCTTCGTCATCGTATGTGAATTCGGAGAAATAACTCTCATTAGCTAATTGATCAACATACGCAAGGGAATCAATTAAATCGTCGTGAGTTAGCTGATCAGGAAACTGGAAGAGTTCATCGAGGAATTGGTCGTTCCAATCTCCTCTGTTCAAGGTAATCTGCCCGTTCTCAAATCTGCCCTGTAATGCCCAGATGATCCTTGCTGTCTTGTTTTGATTGCCGTGAGTAAGGAGCTGAATGTGGAAGTATCTTGCCCTCTGAGCCATTAGATCACGCAGAGGAGACATCACTGCCTGAGCAGCAATACCCCGTTCGATCCCGACAGACACTGGCTGATGAGCCTCGACAGCATCAAATATCTTCTTTGCCGTCTCGTTGATGTCCCATCGACCAGCAATGATCTTCTTAACCCACCAACCTTCAGGGCTGACCTTAACTATTGAGATTGCTGTGTTGTCGAGGTGTTTTTGCTTTTTCCTTCTCGTTCCTGGTTCTGCAAATCCAGCCAGGTCAACGCTGATGAAGTAATCCCCAGCTGGCTCTTCTTCTGACCACTGAACCCACTCTTCCTTAAAAACCTCAGAGCCTCTTGCCTCAAACGAAGCCATGAACTCCTGGCGAAACGCAAAACTCGACATTGATCTTTTGGCTGCATCAATTTCCTCCGGATCAATCAGGTTGTTGTCATAGGAAGTAAAGTGGAACCCCTGCCATTGGTCATCACTAGCGAGACTTGCCCCACAATACAGATCGTAAAAGTGATTTCTTCCGACAGGGGTTCCTATGAACATTGCATCACCCTTGAGATCGGTGAGTGCAGGACGAAGAACAAGCTCCCAGGTTTCAGGCTTCATGTCCGCATACTCGTCTAAAACGAGGTAGGCAAGGCTACTACCCCTCATGGTCTCAGGACGGTCTGCTCCCTTCAGCGAGATCAATGTCCCGTTCTGGAGCTTGATTTGCATATTATTGACATGAGACGAGGCAATGACCTCATGTCCAAGCTCAAGCAACAGGTTCCACATGATGTCCCTGGCTTGACCTTGAGTCGGAGCAACGTAGAAAACGCTACCCTTGTGGGTCTGTAGAGCACGAACCAGCAAGAGATAAGCAGCGAGCCTACTCTTGCCAGTCCGTCTACCTGCAGCAACTACTTTGAATCTGGCTGGGGAGTTCCAAACCTCCTTTTGCCAGTCAAGGAGCTGGATGTTTAAGTCCATACCAGCTCCATCTGCCCAGGATCGCTTTTTGGTTTGTTCTTGATAGAACTGTGATATTCGTTCCAGGGAACGCTGAAGAAAATGGCTTTATTGTTCACCCATCTTGTGAACCGTAGCTGATAAGGATCAGTTTTGTCGTATGGCATGACATACGGATCGCAACCGTAATCGCGCAAAATCATCACCCTGTGCATATCTTCTTCTGGTGTCGAGTTGTAACCGATGAGCACATAAAAGCTCATCTGATAGGGTTTTATCCCAGCACCAATGCAGGTTTTTATGCCTCGATGGATCAGCTTCTCGTGCCTGGCATCATCCCAGGCAAAATGCACTGCCTTAGCTGTCCCTGTTCTGTTGCTAAACCTGACGCTTGCTAGTGCTGCAGCTTGCTCTTCCTTCAGGTTCCTTATGTTCAGCCCCTGGTTGAAATTGACGCGCAGGTCATATTCTTTGATCTCCTCGATCCGCTCTGACCAATCTGGATTCCCGAAAAAGTCATTGTCGAGCAAAATTACGAAGTCACTGTCTCTTTGCGTCCATATCTCTTCAATCGTGTTGACTCCGTAAGGCTTCCCCTCCTTTTCAGGTACAACACAGAAACCACAACGCAATCTGCAGCCTCTTTGCGTGAAGCCTAGAGAATGCGGGAAGTTGTAGAGCGTATAGTCAGGAACTAAGCTTTCGATCTCATCAGGAAGAGTTTTTTTAACGTCCCAACCTGTCCCTCCAATCTCCATCCGCTCGTCATCAAGCATTGATGGATCAGAGAAATTGAAAATCTTAGAAGCGTATATTTTGTCGTAATCGTGTTTGAACAAAGGGGAATAGGTTTCCACCTGATCCCCTTTTGCTTTGTGATGAGCAGAAAGTTTCATGAGAGCAAGATTCGGAATCTTGCTATCTACATCGTAGATGCCAACTTTCAAGATTCAGACCTAAAAAATAGAGCAGAAAAACCAGCTATAGCTATAGCTAGAGCTATAGTTCTACCTACAGCTACAGCTATAGCTACTTTTGAACCACACGGATTACGGATTTGCTGCTCACTTTCTCTTTGGTTTCGAACGCTTTACACCATCTCGCCTGACTGGTGCAGAGCCTCTGCCTGTGTTGGATCGAGTGGTCGAACTTCCATTCATGTAACCACTACCTCTTCCATAATGTTTACCTGGCACTGGATCACCTCCTTCCTGGTGTTTGTTTACGAAGTTTAGGGTTCTTTTTGGCTGTTTTTGCTGCAGCCTTGAGCGCTTTGTTGGTCGGAGCACCTTTGCTCCCTGGAGACCTCATTCTTTCGACTTTCTTGGCCCCAGATGCTTTCTGTCTAGCAATTCTTTTCTTCTTGGCGTGAATATTCCGGTAGAGACTCATTACCAATCCTTGCAAGACCAGTATCTTGCTGTGAACTTGTCTTTTGCCGTGGAGCAGTTGTGCCTTGCCCTGAAATTGGCTCTTCTTTTCGGCTCAGAGCTGCGATTTCGCATATTGGCATCACCAAACCGAACCATCTTGACCTCATTGCCCTTCTTAGCCAGGACAACGTTCTGTTTATTGCCCTGAACCTGTCTCCTGGGCTTGTTGTAACCAGAAAAGGTCACTCCTCGATACTTCAAGCGACCTGAAGACAGTCTTTCCACGTTTTTAGTGGTTGCCATAATCTGCACCTGTTAAACAACTGATAATCTCTGCTGCAACTTGAGGAACTATCGCGTTACCTGCTCCCCGCAATATGCCCACTCGATTGGGTATCCCATTAGCCAAAGGGAAAATCTCGGGTTCAGTTGGGATGAGCCTCCGCTTTCCGTCTTTGCAGTAGACTGTTCGACTAATCGAGCCATCGTCGATACCGTTGCCCCACGGCCTTGCCCTAACCAAGAACTCCCTGTCTCCGCAATCTTGTCCAGATTCGTCTGAACTCTCTCGCTGGCTCTCGGTGTAGGCCATGCTGTTAGCTGCACTGCCACATCGAGGGTATCTGTGCTCCACTTCCCGTCCCTGATCCTGCCTCCCTGATAACCACCCTTGTGATCCCTGGCTGATGCTGTGGGCCACAAACCACAATCTGTCTCTCTTGTGGGGAGCGCCGACACCTGAAGCCGGGACAATGACCGACCCGAAGGCGTAGTCACTTGCTTCCAGGTCTTCTTGCAGGGAATCAAGCCATCCGTATCTAATCGCTGCGCTAACCTGTTCACCAAATATGACTGGAGGTCTGCACTCTCTGACGAGATCGAACCAGACAGGCCAGAGGTGTCTCTGGTCATCTGTTCCTTGCCTCTTCCCTGCAACCGAGAAGGGTTGGCATGGTGGCGATCCCGTCCAGATTGGTCGGTCGTCAGGCCATCCAGCAAGTCTAGCTGCATAAGACCAACCACCAATTCCTGCAAAAAAATGACACTGGTCGAAACCCTTTAAGTCTTCAGGAGCAACCTCTGTGATACTCCTGTCATCAACTTCACCATCAGCAATCAGCCCTTCCGCTATAAGATTTCTCAACCATTTAGCCGCG